GGAATATACTTGGCTTAACGAGGTATCTAACGAATGTCTACAGCAGTCAATAAGGAACTTAGATCAGGCTTTCACCAGATTTTTCAGGGAGAAGAAAGGCTTCCCGAAGTTCAAATCAAAGCGAGGATCAAGGAAATCGTTCAAGAATATCCTCAATGTCCATATAGATTTCGATAACAACAGGATTAAGTTACCGAAATTAGGATGGGTAAGATTTTATTCTAATCAAGTATTTAAAGGCAAGATAGGGACTGTCACTGTATCTGAGTCACCTACAAATAAGTACTATATCAGTATCCTTGTAGATAACGGCCTTAAATTACCGGGCAAGTCACCTATAAATCCGGATACCGCTGTAGGTATCGATGTAGGGATAAAGACATTCGCAACCTTATCAAATGGTTCGGTTTTCGAGAACCCGAAATATCTGGAAAAGTCTTCCGCACGTTTAGCATGCTTACAACGAAGATTAGCTCGCAAACAAAAAGGAAGCCGAAGAAGAGAAAAAGCTAGATTAGCCGTAGCTAAAGCATACGAGCATATATCAAATCAAAGACATAACTTCCTGCACCATGTTGTCAACAATATCCTAGGCGAGAACCAAACCGTGGTTATTGAGGACCTTAACGTGGAGGGGATGATGAAGAACCATAAGCTGGCTAATAGCATAGCTTCATGCTCATGGAGCGAGTTCTTTAGAATATTAAGCTATAAGTCAGATTGGAAGGGCGTGAATTTGATTCGGATAGGAAGATTCGAACCTAGTTCCAAGATGTGCGAATGCGGATACGTACATCGAGATCTTAAATTATCCGATCGTATCTGGACTTGCCCTTCTTGTGGTGCCGTAAATGACAGGGATCTTCTTGCCGCTAGGAATATAAAGAAATTTGGGTTAGAAAAACAAAATCTTCTAACCCAATAACGTCACCGGTGGTGAACCGGGTAGGGGACGTGGAGTCGCTGGCAATAGCCGGGACCTTGAAGCGTCAAAATGTACTGGTGTAAATTGGTATATAATCACCTTGATAATCAGGTAACTGCGTATTTGCATTTACGGTTATGTGTCTCATATCGGTAAAATATTTATCTTTGTGACAAAGTGAATTACGATGATATATGGAAATAAAGAAATAGTACGGACGTTCACCAGAAACAACCCACCTGCCGGGTACGTGGGCGGCTCTGTTGACTACCGGGTCCCGGCCGATGTTTATTTTGGCGATACGCAGGAGGAGGCTGACAGCAAGGCTGAGGATGATATCAAAGCTAATGGTCAGGACTACGCCAACACATATGCCGACATAATACCGTCCGTATGGTATAATGATCAGGTATGCGATGAGTTTATTAAGAACAATTGCGTAAGCGGTAAGGGATCTAAGGAACAGGTATGTGTAGAGAAAGGCAGGTTCGTCTCTTACGTATCCAAGAAAGACGCCAATGATAAGGCGATGGTGGAACTTGGAAGGATCGGGCAGGGGGAGGCCAACGCTGTTGGGGCTTGCTGCGAGGACTGGGCCTCACAGCCTTTTCGTGGCGTTTTCTACAAGAACGATTGCGAGGCTGGGACATCAGGTAAAGAAGGTATTGTGTATGAATTGCCAGCCGGAGCCGTCATATCCGATATATCCCAGATAGACGCCGATACGTTAGCCTATAGGAAGTTCATGAAAGAAGGACAGGAGAAGGCTAACGCCGAGGGTAGTTGCTCTCCTGTATTCTATAATACGAAGATCGGTGATTGGTTCGAGAAGATATGTCCGTTCGGATATAAGTCCGGTAAAGTATATTACTCTATCAAAGCCAATAGGTTTAGATCATGGATATCAGTAGAGGATGCCAACGCTAAAGCCCGTGAGGTTTTGATGGTAGAGGGGCAGGAGTACGCTGATCTTAATCTTGAGTGCGAGAAATGGATTGAGAATATTGATCAAGAAGATCAGTGTTATTGGTAAGAATGCGTTTGTGTTTTCCATAATGTTAGATTAGTGTTTGGAGGTAGGGGCTTATGGTCTCTACCTCCTATTGTTTCATGCGCCTTGTTGTCTTATTATTAAACCAAATAAGTATCTTTGCTAAAAACATTAATATTATTCATATGTGTAGTTCAGGTGGTTGTTGTCATGATCATTCACGGGAGCGTCCCGAGGAGTGTTGTCATGGCGTTAAGATAGATAGGTTTCTTAACAAATGCCCTAACGATCCTTGTGATCCTTGCGATCGGGATTGTCAGGAAGAACCTTGTGTTGGTTATGGATGTCCTATAACCTTGTATGATAAATGCGTCTTGTACTCAGGCGATGGGTTGGTAGCGGATGGTATAGAGAAAGGTACTGACATCTCTGTGGTTATAGACTCATTGAGGCGTATTATATCGTCTAGGGATAAGCAGATAGATTTATACCATCGTGAGGTTCTGGATTTGAAGAAAATTATAAACGAGCTTGTCAACGCCGGTAATGGCGGTGGCGATAGTGGAACTGAAGAGGAGGTATGGTAACAATGAATGGTTGTAACAAGAAACAATACAGGCCTACTGTAGACGATACGAAAGTACCGTGCTCTACGTACATGAGCACCGACTGTGTTTATCCCGGAGACAAGGTACGTGTGGAGTCATTGGGATTGTCCCCTAATTGCGATATGTCCGATACCCTTAATGCTATGATAAAGGCTATACGGGATAGGGATGCCGAGATACTTGAATTAAGAAGAATGATCAATAAATTGATTTGATATGAGAAATAATTGTAATCCATGTAAGCCGGAATACAGACCGGGGGACGAGTGCAGTATCTATAGTTCCCAGATCATATATGACGGTCAGTCGTTCCCTGAGGCGGATATCAGGAACGGTGATGGCATGAATAGCGTAATCGAGTCTCTGGTAAGGAAGCTGGTTGCCGTATCTGGCGCCACGGCGTCCATCCAGCGTGACTCGTTCAAGGGCGTTCAAGCTGTCAGATTAAGATACGAGCCGTTGAACGTGCTCAGCGTTACCTATTGTGGTACTATCGTCCCTAATGACGGATATGTCGTTTCTGGCAGGTCCGTTAAGTTTAAGAAGAAATATTGCATGGGTGATGAGTTCACTGATGTTAATATCGTATATACTACATTGAATAGTAATATTTTAAATACCTCATGTTATGGCTAAAAGAGTGTACGATACGGTCTTGGCTTCCGAGTGTGACGGCTGGGTATGTGGTGAGACCCTCAAGAAGGGATCTCTTCCCGTAGACAGGTTAGAGCTTGACTCTTTTTCAGAGGCTGTCAGGGAGCTTATAGAACGGTTTTTCGAGGAGGGATGGTTGCCGGATATGATCTGTGATCTTGGTTGTGGTGGCGCCAGCGTGTTTGAGATTAAGCCTACTAACTTCGAGTATCCTCCTGAGGGCGGCGAGCAGATTCTGGAGATTATCGTAGGTAAGAGTGATAAATGGACTATAACGCAAGCGGAATGATATGAATAATTTAAAAGATATTCTTGCTAAGATCGAGCAAGGCTCCTCATGGGTGTCCTACGACAAGATTTCCGGTACCGGCCCCGACAAGGTGGCGATCAAGGTAGAGCCGGGATGGATGGGTAGGTTGCCTAGGGAGACTTACGTGGCGGTCGAGAAAGGCAAGGTTACGAAGCTCGCTACTATAACCCAGAAGGGTATAGAGCGGGTAAGCGTGGATCCTACCAGTGTCATGTTCGACATGGAGGGCGGGACGGCGACCATCAACGCCAAGCTCAACTCCGCCTCGGTCAAGGCTTCCTGCCTTACCCTTGGTGGCTCGGTGAGCAAGTCCTATATAGTATCCATGAACGTGAACGGCTTATCCATGAAAGTCCCGGAAGAGGATAGCAGATATATAGTGTATGCCGATCCTGAGGATCCCGGAGCCACTGATTTGTATGAGGCTAGCTTTGTCATAGCTATGCCTAAGAATATGGATAACGAACAGCATCATGAGATGTTTGTCTTGAACGGTAAGGTTGTTAATATCAATCAACAGCCTAATGATATACCTTATATCATACTTGATCATGACTTCGATAACGTGACTAGCGAGAACGGTCAGGTTGTCATCGATATCAAGTCCAATACCGAGTATGATATCGAGCTGGTATGTTGCACTTGCGGTGATGGTAGTGAGCCGGAACCGGAACCACCCTTCAACGTGGATCCGCAAAGGTTGACGCTTAATAAGGATGGTGATACCCAAATCGTGAGGGTAGAGGCCGGAGATGATGTTTCATGGAGAATAGAGGAGGATTGACATGGCAAGGGAAGTAGATAAGAATTGCGTTGAGGGTAATTGCTTTGCCATTAACGACAAGAGCCATGGGGTAGGCGATAATAAGCTTAATATCGTATACAAGGCTAATTACACCGGTCAGATCTGTACGGCTAAGTTCCGTATAACGTCAAAGGATGGCAGTGTTGTTAAGGAGTATATGATAGCCCAGGATGCTAAGCCCGTTTATTATAATATCAAGATGGTTCAGCCGTTTACCAAGGATGACTGTCTAGCCAACCAGCACGGTTCGGTTGTCTTGTATGTGGTTGAGGAACGGACGTACAAGTCGTTTATCTCACAGGAGGACGCTGACGCTAAGGCTATGGAGGATATAGCTCTTAACGGACAGAAGTACGCTAATGAGCATGGTGAGTGTATAACTGACATCTGGTATAACGAGGAGCAGAGGAAGACGTTTATACGTAACAATTGTGATAAGTTCAGTGATGGTCAGGAATATGTTTACATCGTTCCTGAGGGTAAGTACGTGTCTTCTATCTCTCAAGAGGACGCCGACAGGAAGGCTCTTGAGGATATTGAAAAGAATGGTCAACAACAAGCTAATCTGGAAGGTGAGTGTAAGCCTAAGGAGAACATCTACTATGGTAAGTTTAGCAAGACCTTTACCCGTAACAATTGTGACTCTACTCAATACGGAACGGAAGTGGTTGTTAATGAGACGATGGTTACAGGGGACTTCAGATCCATCGTGTCTCAGGAAGACGCTAATAGCCTAGCAAGGGCTGCTGTCGAGGCTCAAGGCCAGGATATAGCGAATATCAAGGGTAACTGTGAGAAGATACCGGTATTTACCGGATCGTACTCTAAGGTATTCCAGAGAACCAACTGTCCTGAGGGTTCTACTCCTGTTGACTTCACCGTGGACGAGAAGATGTGTTCTGGATATCCGTTCACTTCTACGGTATCGCAGGATGCCGCCAACAAGCTGGCGCAGGACGCTGTCGAGGCGCAAGGTCAGGCTATCACCAACGAGCGTGGCGACTGTCAGACTAACGTCTACTATAACGTAAGGATGGAGAAGACAGTCACTAGAAACAATTGCGATGAGTTCCATATCGGTCAACCTTATACTTATGTTGTAGCCGCTGGTAAGTACTTCTCTATTATCTCTCAGGAGGATGCTGACAATAAGGCTAAGGCCGATCTTGAGGCTAACGCCCAGCAACAAGCCAACCTAGAAGGTGAGTGTAAGGAGAAGACGATCTACTACGGTAGGTATAATAAGGAGTTCACTCGTAACAACTGTGATGAGACTCAATACGGTACTAAGGTTGTCGTGGATGAGACTATGGTGACAGGAGATTTCAGGTCTACCGTATCTCAGGAAGACGCCAACAATAAGGCTAAGGCCGCCGTCGAGGCTCAAGGTCAGGATGTGGCTAATGTGAAAGGTAAGTGCGAGAAGGTGCCTGTATATACCGGTACTTATACACGTACGTTTACCCGTAACAATTGTGGTACTGGCGCTGGTGGTACTTATACGGTAAATGATAGGATGGTTGACGGTTATCCGTTCACGTCTACCGTATCACAGGAGGATGCCAACAACAAGGCCAAGGCCGCCGTTGACGCCCAAGGACAGGCTCTTGCCAATATCCACGCCCTTTGTACGTACACCGGCCGTGCTTCCTTGGAGTTCACGAGAAACAACTGTGGTGAGTGTAAGATCGGATCTAAGGTGACGATCACCCAAGATATGGTAGAAGGACATCCATTCCAGTCTAACGACTCCCAGACCGCCGCTGACGCTATGGCTATGACCGCCGTACGGGCTCAAGGACAGGCTTTGGCTAACACCAAGGGTACTTGCTCTAACGCCACTATGTATACCGGTAAGGCTAGCTTCGAGTTCACGAAGAGCAATTGTGGCGCTAATCAGGTAGGAAATCCGTTCACCGTGACACAAGATATGGTGGAAGGTCATCCGTTCCAGTCTTGCGTGTCACAGGATGAGGCTAACTTAGTCGCTATGGCCGCTGTCATGAATCAAGGTCAGAAGATCGCCGATGAGCGTGGTACTTGCCATGAGGCTCCTAAGTACACCGGTCATTATAGCGAGGCGTTCGAGAAGAATAATTGTCCGTCTGGTCTTATCCCGTCTTCGGTTACCGTGACCGAGGCTGACGTGACCGGAGGTCCGTTCTACTCATACGAGAGCCAGTTCGCCGCCGATGAGCTTGCCAAGGCCGCTGTCAAGGCGCAAGGTCAGGCTATAGCCAACGATCGTGGTACTTGTGATGAGTTGAAGATATATGTAGGTAATTATAGCAAGGAGTTCACTCCTAAGTGTCCTACTTGTCAGTACGCCGATCCTATCACCGTAACCCCGGATCTTATGGGTCAGTTCTTCACCTCAACCCGTTCTCAGGAAGAGGCAGACGCTTTGGCTAAGGCCTATATCGACAGAATGGGTCAGGCGTTCGTCAACAAGAACTATGATGATACGTGCCATACGAAGACCGAGCAACCGGTATGGGAGACTATCGAGACCGTATGTAAGGACTGTATCTCTCAATTACATCAACGTAACACCAATACCTGTTATACTGATCCTGATAATCAAGAGCGGTATATAGCTGGTGGTAATAATACATGTTTCTGGTTTGGTACGGCATCCAAGGCCTTTACCCGTCAATGTGCGGATGGTGGAGTTGGAAGCTCTGTTACCGTAACTCAGAATGATGTTACGGACCCAAGTCCTAGCTCTGATGGTAAGTTTAAGTCATGTGTATCCCAAGCTGACGCTAACGCCAAGGCATTGGCGGCTGTTACGGCTCAGGGACAGAGCGTGGCTAATTCGAAAGGTACTTGTACGTGGACAGGAAGCTATACCGGTCAGGTTCAGAAGAACAATTGCGCTGACGGTGGCGTGGGCGACATGGTATCCGTAAATAGCGACAGACTGCCAGGACACCCGTACACTTCCAACATATCTTTGGCTGACGCTAATAAGAAGGCAGAGAATGCTGTTCGTGGAGCCGATGGGCAGAACTATGCCAACAAGAACGGAGGATGTACATGGACTTACGTGGCAAGCCGTGACTTCTATAAGAACAATTGCGCCGGAAGCGGGGTTGGTCAGAGAATAACGGTGACTTCTACGCAAGCCAACGGCGGTACGCCTATCACCAGCAAGGTTTCTTTGGCTGATGCCAGGAGCAAGGCAGAGCAGATCCTAGACCAGAGAGGACAGGATTACGCTAACCAGCATGGCACTTGTGTGTGGACCGGTACTGGAAGCGCTACGTTCTATAAGGATAATTGTGGTACATGTAAACATGGTGTAGCTTTATCCGTTCCTTATAGCGCTTTAGGGTTGTCAGCGTTGATATCCACCGTATCTCAGGCGGATGCCGACAGCAAGGTTCAGGATGCTTTCAAGAATGATACGGCGACTAAGACCGCAGCTCAGGCTTACGCCAATAAGAATGGTGATTGCGCCGACGATGATGATACTCCTACTTATGGTAATTGGAGTTATTATTGCGACGGGTGTACCTATCGTAAGAAAAGGAGTCAAACCAATCCTTGTTCCTCTGCTTCTGATCAAGACGAGGTGGTTGAGTATGATTCCAGATCTTGTGGATGCGGATGTGATAATACATACTATATGGATGATAGTAGGTGTAATAATGGTAATAGCGAGGAGCATTATTCTAGCGAGTGCAATCCTACAGGATATTGGCAGAATGGTGGTAAACATTGCTGTAATCCACATGACTACACTATCTATACCAATGAGGTATGTAAGGGATGTTCGGGCGAATGCGGTGATATATGTGTTCCTGATAGCCCTATTAAGGTGGTTAGCGCTGGTGAATTTTGTGCTTCTTCATCGAATCTGGCTAGTGAACAAGCTTATAACAAGTATAAAGGGTACAAGGATGCATTACAAATTTTAGTTGATGCTAGGATATGTCCTTCTAAGGTTGGCAATGATGACCGATGGGGAAATGTCAAGGCTACGAACTGTCCTGGCAATTGTACTCCTAAGACTATCAGTTATAAGCAAATCGCTGGTAAATATGAGGCCTGTACCAAGGATGAGGCAAACAGGATAGCCGACAATAACCTCCAATCCGATGGTATCTCTTACGCCAATGGATTAGCTCAGGCCGATAGATGCGATTGCCCAGAGCCAACAAAGACGTGGAGAGCCAACGCTATGCTGAGCGGTGATCCTTGTAATGGCCTGTCTGGTTTTACATCTGCATTAAGGTGCTCCTATGAAGTGTCTTACAATAATCAATGTGGATCATCTAAATCAATAACTGTAACTGTTACTGGCAGGAATGATAATGGGCAAACTGTTACGGCTGGAAGTACTTCCGTAAGTATACCTACTGGGTCTGGTAAAAAAACTGGTGTCATAGGTTTTGATTCAGGAGTACAATGTGGGTCTATAAGTGTTTCTGGGGGAGGATCTGGGAACTGTTAAGATCCTGATATGTAATGGAAAAGGAGAGGCTAATAAGTCTCTCCTTTTTATTAAAAACCATAACAGCAGTGATTGTCAACAATTACCTGAATCATGACCAGAGATTGTTACATCTCCACATACCACTTCTCGGCTAAAATATACACTTCCACTCTTGGTCCCGGATCCTGCGGGAATTGTAAAGCTAGCGCTATTGACCTGCTCTTCTCCGTTTTGTGTATATCCTATACCACTCACAGACCCAGATATAGATCTACCACATTGATTATTATACGTAATCGTAAATCCTCTTGATGTGACAAGTTGTTTATGGCTCATGCAATCATTATTCATAGATACCGACCATGACCACGTCTTTGTTGGCTCTGGGCAATCGCACTCCATAGCGTTGGCTTTTTCCTGCGCTAGTCTTTGTGTGTCAGCCTGTGCCGCGGCGGTAAGTTGGTAGTTTCATCAACCTTGTTTATTCTATTTTCGATAGAAATGACTAATATTGTATCACCAACATTAAAAAAGTAAGATTATGGTATGTGCTAAGAAAAAGAAGATGGCAGAAGGAGGCAAAGTCTCCGAGAAAAAGAAACCTCAACTGAAATGTGGAGGCAAGGTTAAGAAAAAGAAGTAATAACCGGAGGGGTATATCCCCTCCTTAGTATTTCATGCATGAAAAATTCAGAATTTGTATCTAGGATCATGAATGACATGAACTCCATCAATAAGGACGCTCATGTCAGTAGAAGATGGATATTGTCCATAGGCAGGCAAAAAGCAAGGTCTTATATAGCCCAGAAGTATGCTGATGGAACCTTGTTCGGCGAGGAATCGCTGTATACTCATATTAATTGCATGGAAATGGAGAGGGTTCGTAAGGTAGATTGTTGCTTTGATGAGTTTAAGTTATGCAGGATACTTATGAGATCCAAGAAAAGATTGCCCGATATGATATATACCCGTATAGGTCCGGCTATCATCAAAGTATCAAATATCATGGATGATATTATATTTACC